GAGTGAGCGTCACCATCTTAATAAAAGAGATTTACATTTCTGTATCAGAGGCGGTTGACCGGTACCCCTTACTCTAGCTTCACAATATCAACGGATGGCAGTTAATCCCTATTAAGCGAAATTACTTGCCTGTAGGTTGTATCTTTTTCACAGCGCCTACTTCTTTTAAAGCCTTTAGTTAGCTTTTGCCTTCCAGCGCATCGATATCCGTCGACGATATTATATCGCAAACTCTTGATGAGTCGAGCATTCCCGACCAAACAGTGCTGGTTGTGTGCCTATGAGTTGTTAAATGTGCCTAAGTGTGAGAAGTTTTAAGAAATTGTTTTACAACGTGCCTCAAAGTTAATGGTGTTGTGTTCAAAGAAGTCATCAAAGCCTGTAATGCGCCAAACGTTGCCGCCTTTGTCGATATAATCTAAGTGCCTGATGGTGTAGAATGGTTCTGGCATTAAGTATGCCACATATTTGCCTTTGCGGTTGAATTTCATGAACAATATACTAATATCGCCCGGGTCTGCTGCTTCTAGTGTTTGTTCTAGCCAAAGTTCTAAGATAGGAACTGGACTTTGTGTAAACAGTTGATGAAAACTGAAGTCTGCGTAGTTCTTACATTCGCAGTTGAAGTACTTCCAGTCGTCTGGCGGAATAATGTCGCCTTTGTGTGCTCTGATCTGTCCTTCAGACAGTGTATCTCTACGGTGCGCGTTCTTCCCACCAGTAAATGCCCCTGAATCAGGCACTCTTGTAAAACTATTATTATAGGACTGCGAGAGAAACTTTGCTATCTCTCTCTCAAACGTTTTTCCTTTAGTCTTACTCATGCTTGCCATTCTTTTTCCTTTGTTTGCGTACACCTGACGTAATCTATTTTTATAAAAGTTGTCTTGACAGTCCAGCTGTAATAATTTAGCCGTCGCAGTAAGGTGCTTGAGTCTCTTCTGGCAAGCGTAGTAGGTTCTTACTGAATCTTGTTTAAGATACAGGAAATACGCATCGAAATAGTCAAGGTATGCTTTGGTAAGCGCATCGTGACTATCAGTAAACTCCTCATCACTGACTTTGCGATAGTCTTCTGGTTCTTGTGGCTTACCTTTATTAGATATTGCCCGCATCCTATCCATTTTTTCAGTTACGGTTTCCTGTTTCTTAGTCATTTTACTCTACTACATCCACATCGTTTGCGTAGGCAGTAAAGCCACCGTCTTTGATAACCTTAAGAATGTGATTCACCCGTCCGATCAGTTCGTCCTTGTGGGAGATTAGGAAAATGTTCTTTTCGCGTTCTCTGCCAATCTTCTTGAGCACCGACAACGCACTCTCTACGCCGGCACTATCAAGGCCGCTGTCTATTAGCTCATCAATGAATAACAAGTTAACGTTCTGATATAAACTCTCCCAAACGTCCCGGAAAGCAAAGCTAAGACCTAGTATAAGCCTGTTTCGTTCGCCTCGTGACAAGTTGTCAAAGTCAAGGTCTTGGCCTAATTGGGTAATTTCTACGTTCAGGTCATTTTGAAACGTAACTTGGTGCGGTAACCCTAGTCTATCCAAGTAATACGATAGTCTGTGGTTCAGGTACGCAAGATTCTGGTCAATAATCTTCTTACGAATGAAGCTATCCTTGTTTGTAAGCAGCTTGAGTAGAAACTCTTGGTGCTCTTTGATGTTAGTAAGGTCGTTTACTGCTCCCCAACTAATCTCTTGGATGGCTTCGGTCTGTAATTCGTCAATCTGGCTCTGATAAGGATCCTCATCGTTGGATTTTGCCTCAAGCGCCTGCTGGATACTGGCAACGTTGTTCTGATGCTCGTATGCTTCCTTCATTGTTTCGTAAAACGTGTTGGGTCTACCGTATAGGTCACCAATCTCATTGAGATCTGCCATAACCTTTTCGAACTTGGTAGTAACCTCAGTGTGATACAGCATTGCGTCATCGTATTCTTTAGATTTCTTGTCAAGAATCTCTTTTTTCTTATCTGCGTGTAGTTCTTGTTCACAAGCGTAGCACTTTGCGTCTTCGAGACCGTCAATGTCCTGTTGTACCTTCTTAACCGTCTTCTCAGCGCGTGTTAGAGCGCTCTCTAACGTGCTTTTTTCCTTGCGGAGCGCAACGACCTTGTTATTGAGGTCGGTCCAATTGGAAAGCATCTCGTGATCCTCAAGTTCCTTGTTAATATCAAGATGTTCGAGCTCAGAGATTGCCCTTTTAAGGTTTACGATGTCTTGCTGCTTCTTATTGTTCCACATCTTCTGTTTTGTGCCAAGACTTTTTATTGTTTGGTCAATTTTACTGTTAGCAGTTTGTATAGCATCGATCTTTAGGGTCTCTTCTACGATTCTTGCCTTAACTGCCCTAGCCTTTTCCTTTAGTACCTCTGCTTTCTCAGACAGGATAGTAATGCCCAAGAGCTGCTCAATAATTGCCCGTTGGTCGTTGGTCCGCATACTAAGAAACGGCTCGGTATAGGTGTTTAGGGCAACAATATGCTTGAACATATCGTGGCTCATGCCTAACAGTGCATTAATTGTTTCTTGAGTTTTGCGACTATCGCCTTGAGACTCATCAATTATCTCTTGTTCGTGATTATTGATGTAGAACTTTAGGAAATTAGGAGCCCTACCGCGTTCTATGCGATAATCTAATCCGTCCTTCTCAAAATGTAGCGTTACTAGCATACCTTTACTGTTGGTCTTGTTTATTAGATTATTTTTCCTAATATTTGTAAGGGCAGTACCGTAAAGCGCATAGCTAAGGGCGTTAATAATAGAAGTTTTACCAGTGCCGTTGCGTGATCCATTATCATCTCCGCCCTGGTCTAAGTTCTCGCCTAGTACTAAAGTAAGTTTTTCTTTGTTAAAGTCCACAGCTTGTGTAATGTTGCCTACACTCATAAAGTTGCGAACCGTTAGGTCCTTAATTTTTATCATTGATTATAACTCGTTGTAGATGTCTAACAGCATTTTCTTATCAAAGTTGTCAGAGTCAATGGCAGTAATTTCGTTAGAAACGATCTGGTCCACGCTTTCAAAGTGCTCGATATTAATGTCCGACGACATTTCTTCCACTTGCTTCTGCGGAATTAGTGTAATCTCGCGACAGTGGTACTGATTGATGAATGTTTCTTTGATAAAACTTGCTTCTTCGAACGAAATCGGTATGTCAATGGTTACTCGCAAGTACATCTTGCTCTTGATGATGTTACTATTCTCATCTAGAAGCGCTGACAGCTTTACTGTGCGGTACTTAGGAGCATTTGGCCAATCGATAAACACAGGTTCGCCGTCGTTTTCCTTGTCAAGTATCATCATACCGCGGGCATCGTCCCAAGCGTCTGCGTAGTTGTGAGGAAAAGCATTACCAATGTAATGAATTTTTCCTTTCTTCTGTCGCTTGTGGAAGTGTCCAGAGAACACGTACTCTTGATTCTTAAAGTGCTGTGCTTTTAAGTCACCGTGGTCTGGCATCTGTACCATTGCGTTCATATAAAAGCTAGGCAGTTCAAAATGTCCGAAGAGGTATTTCGACTTTAGCTTTTCCATTTTCTTCCATTCGTCGCCTACTAACCACGGAACAAGGGCAACATCGTCTCGCTCCGTGATTTCGTTAACAATAGTTATGCCGGGTATGTGTTTGCCAAATTCGACAGAGTGAACGTCACGTTTGTCTTTGTAATACAGGTCGTGATTTCCTGGAAAAAAGAAAAACTGTTCAAAAGCACTGCCTAGTTTTTCTAAAATCCTCAAGGAACTGTTCATAGTTGAAATATTCAGCGTGTTGCGATTGTGATGATAGTCCCCGCAAAAGATGCCAGTTTCACAACCTGCTTTTTTAGCCTCGTCAATATACCAGTCTATGAATTCTTCACAGTCCTGGTTGTGTATCTTAGAGTTTCCTTTCAACCCTAGGTGTAGGTCCGTAAACACGGCAGCTTTCTTGAACATTTATTCCTCCAGTTTTATAAAGTATACACTACTAAGTCGTTGTTGTCAAAGGGTTTTTAGTCGTCGTTGCTGTTGCGCCGTTCGTTCTCTAGATCGTCGTCGTTGCGTTTGACCTCTGTTTCCCACTGTCCTAGTTGCTGACGTGTGTAGCTAGGAGTCAGGTCGTTCATCTCAAGAATATCGTCACGGATATTTTGGTTGCGCTTTTCTATGTTGATTACGCGAACAAAACTATTGGTTACTGCGGCGGTGTAGTAAGCAAACGGATTGTCGGACTTGCTTTCGTCAAACTGTAGACCGATCTGTGACAGTTGCAGGATTGCTTGGCCACGCATCTCGTCGTTGTAGGTATAACCGCGCACATTTCCTCGTGTAGCATAGCGTTCACACAACTTTATCCACATCTTGGCTAGCTCGTTCGTAGCTTGGCCGTGTTCTCGATCAAAGTGTCCGTAGTCTAAATCTCCCTTCCAGTGACTCTTCCCCACAAGGATCACCTTGCCTTCGTCGTCGAATTTATAGTGCTTAAACGGCGGAAAGTTGAGTTTTATCTTGGTGTCTGCTACTGTCTTTGGGGTGCGTTTCCTGCCAGGTGCCTCCGGTATATGATCAAACGTCATTACTCGAAAGACAAGTTCCTCTGTAGTAATGCTGTCCACATATACTTCGCATTCTGCTTGTTTAACTTTCTCACCAGCAAGTTTGCGGGCTTCGTATGCTTGTGAGCTCAGCTTCTTGGCTTTGGCCCGCTTTGCACGGTCAACAGAACCATAAACTGGGACTTCGTTGCCTTCCTCGTCGGTTTCCTTTGTAGTAGGAATATGAATATCTTCGACATTGGTTAAGATAAGATCATATGAGTTGTACTCGGGTAGAGCGAAGCTACAAAACGTATTTTTTGACTTATGAATTTGTACTAATATGTCTTTATTATTTAGATAGTTGCGTTTTCTCAAAAAGTACCTCCTAAGGTGTATATTTATTATTATAATACACGTAGTTAAATTTGTCAACTAAATACTTGATATAAATGGAGATTAAAATGGCAACCCCTAGAAATCCGTACAACGACACTCCTGGCAAGAGTAAATACCAAGGCAGTCGGGACACTATTGACGCAAAGAACCCGCCTGAGCAGAGCGAGTCTAGTTTTCTAGGTAACACCTACAACAACACTCTTGGCATCGGTAAGAAATTCATTAGCGAGATAGCCACAGCCGCAGGGTTTGCCAAGCAGGCAAGAGGCGTTAATTTACCCCTTCCTGGTACTGAACGTCAAGGCGGCGAAGGCACTGCAAGCTGGAGCAACTCTATAAGCAACCCTGACTGGCGTGTTAAGATTAGCTTGCCGGTGCAGTTTCCTAGAACCGGATTATTAGCACCGCTTGCGGAATCAAATGCGTTAGTGTTTCCATATACGCCTACGATCATTGTTAGCCACTCGGCAAATTATAATTCACTTCAGCCAGTACACACCAACTATCCTTTTCAAATCTACGACAACAGTAGTGTGCAGGAGATTGTTATCACTGGAGACTTTACAGTAGAGAATGACGACGATGGCAGGTACTGGATAGCAGCAATACATTATCTGCGCAGCGTTACAAAAATGTTTTATGGCAGCGGTGCAAACGCAGGCTCGCCACCCCCGCTGGTCAAACTAAACGGGTACGGTGACTATGTGTTTAATAGTGTGCCCTGTGTTGTGACCAACTTCACAGTAGACTTACCGGCAGACGTTGACTACATTGCTGTACCGATGCCAGTCGATGCTCCTGGGCTTGATGGTCTTACTCGAAGCGACAGCGGCAAAGGCATTGCTTGGGTGCCTAGTTCTAGTCTAATAACAGTAACGGTGCAACCAACATACAGCAGAAAAGAAGTATCAAAATTTAGCCTAAACGATTTTGTTAACGGTAACTATGTAACTAACGGAAAAGGATTCGTATAATGTCAAGATATGCTAGCACAAGTCCGTGGCACGACACAGGTATTACGAATCTAGGAGCTCTGGACCTATTAAGGATCCGTTCAGTACCGGCAGAAAGCGACGACGCAAAATACATTATTGAGACCCAGTACACATACCGACCGGATTTATTAGCATATGACTATTACGGATCGCCTAAACTATGGTGGGTGTTTGCTCAACGCAATATGAATGTTATTAAAGACCCAGTATACGACATGGTGGCGGGCACAACAATCTTTCTGCCTAAACCACAAACACTCAAGAAGGTGTTAGGAGTATAAATGCCAAACGATGTGAGTAGAATTCAGTTAGAACGGGCAAACGTTCCTAATCAAGTCCGCGAAGAGAAAAGTAGAGCAATAGCAACGGCGCAAGGGTTGACTCCTCAAGACACAGAAGGCGGGCTACTGGGGTTATATAACGATATGACCAGCAGCGACTCGCTGGGAAGTGGAAGTATACGAGTAAATGCTTCTGGGGAAACAGGTACTGATTTAGAAATTTACAAAACATTAGCCGGAGTCGACCCGTCGGAGTTTGAAACCCCGTTGCCCGGCAGCGGAGTATTGCTATCAACAGAACAAAAGAAGAAGTTATCGGCACAGTTCGACAAAAACCCAGGAAGTGCGTTGGTCGGTAGCAACAGTGCAACGTATGACGCTACCAATAATCCATATTATGGCAGCGCCGGTAGTATGCTCACTCGTAAGGAATCTATGCAACGAGTATTAGCAGGAGCAAGTCTGCCGTCCAACGCACCTACAGCATATCAGTCAGTTACAGGGACAAATTCTACAATTCCAAATCAACTTGAAGACTTTGTTAGTTATAACTGCATTTTATCGTTAGGTGTATTAACTACAGCAAGCATTAACGATCCGCAGAACACATATCGAAAAAACGGTGCAGACTTTACTATTGCCCGCACCGGCGGCGGCGGTATTGACAATAAACGAATAACTACTGCTTTTGAAGAAGATGGAAATTTAGAATATTTCATCGACGACTTTAATATGAGTTCTATACTAAGTCCTAACAACAGAACAGGAATGAGCACTGCAACCAAGTTGTCGTTTAAGGTCCAAGAACCATATAGTCTAGGCCTTTTCCTTCAAAGTCTCGAAATTGCCGCAAAAAAAGCAAATTACCTTAACTATTTGGACGCTCCGTATTTGCTCGAGATTGATTTTATTGGCTGGGACGAACACGGAAACTCGAAACCTGTTGAGTTTGCTAGCAGAAAGATTCCGTTCAAATTATATAATGTGCAATTTGATGTTGAGTCGGGCGGGTCAACTTACGAAGTGTCGGGGTTCCCGTGGAACGAACAGTCGTTGTCGGATACCACACAACGGATAAACGACCCAGTTAGTATTCGAGGATCTACTGTTGCTGATGCATTGTCCTTTGGTGAGCAGAGCTTGTCTGCAATATTGAATAAGAAACTTAGAGAAATAGCAGAGAAAGAGGGCATGCCTGCAACTAACTTGTACGTGATACGGTTCCCCAAAACTTTAGCAAGATCAGCAACAAACACTAGATCGTCAGACACTGAACAAGGTGCTACAGTTAGTATAGAGGCTCCTAATAATAGTAATGTTATTTCTACTGAACAATATCTTACTAGGGTTGACAACTTCTTTGGTGAGAAAAGTTCGTCGGCAAACAACAACATTTATCAAACACTAACAGGCAGTTCGACTACTGATATCAATCGAATTGGCCAAAGCAGAATGGTTTTGAGTTCCAACGAAGGTACTGATAGACCGTTTCCGTTAAGTAATTTTGCTTATGACCGAGTTAAGAAGATATATGCAAGAAATGGTATAGAAATAAGTCCGGACGAGAGACTCTTTAAGTTCCCTCAAGGAATGTCAATACAAAAGATAATTGAAGAAATGGTATTGATCAGTAACTACACCCAATCTGCACTCGAAAATCCAGATAACGAAGGAATGATAACCTGGTTTAAGATTGAAGTAGAATGTTTTGTGTTGGACATACCCAATGTAGAAGCGATTACTGGAAGCAAGCCCAAGGTTTATGTATACAACGTTGTTCCTTATAGAGTACATTCTAGCGTAATGGTTCCCCCGAATAAAGGTCTTACGGGCGAAGCTCCGCTTGCTAGGCAAGTATCAAAAGAATACAACTATATCTACACTGGAGCAAATAAAGACGTACTAAAATTCGATATTGAGTTTAATACTGCGTTCTTCGAAGCACTACGAGCAGATCGGTATAACCAGGGCGCCGGCAGCATTAACCCAGCATCTACCTCCACAGTTAGTCCTGACCCAGAACCAGAGTTAGGACGTGATACTACTCCGGGCGACAATTTGTCTCCTACTAGTCAGACTAAAGATAGTGACGCTACTTCGTGGCATACCGGCGGCTCTGCAGAAACTAGTGCCAAAAAGAACTTGGCCAAACAGTTTCATCATCTGTTGCTCAACAGTAATGTTGACTTAATTACTGCTAATGTTGACATTTGGGGTGATCCGTATTACATACCCGATAGTGGTCTTGGCAACTACAGCGCAAGAAACAGTGGTCAGAAACTTACCTTAACTGAAGACGGTACTCTCGATTACCAGCGCAACGAGGTTGACATATTGGTAAACTTTAGAACGCCTGTTGACTACAACAAGCAAGGGGTAATGGAATTTCAATCTGACACAACCTTAGTCAAGGGGTTCAGTGGGTTTTATAAGGTAACTACAGTTGAGACATCAATAAGTGGAAATCAGTTTACTCAGGCATTAACATTAATCCGCAGAAAGAACCAGTCTGTTGAAGGCGTGAGTAAAAATAGGACAGTTGTAGAGAAGCAACCGACGTCACGATCCGGTAATGCAGAAACGCAACCCGAAATAATAGGCAATACGCCAGGGCGAGATCCACGAGAAGGTCAGGACTTAGCATAGGCTAACTGGTCGATGCACGGCAGAACAACGAAATATAGCAATCAACAATCAGCGTAGATAATCAGAGAAGGTTTTAATGGCTAAAGACACAAGATCAGGTGCAGCGCAATCGTTAAGAGAACTAGGCTTTACCGGCAGCGGCCCGTTTGAAGCAATAGTAGTCAGCCACCTTGACCCCAACTACATGGGAACTCTTAAGGTCGACTTGCTACGAAAAAACAAAGCTGGTTCATTGCCTGAAAGGTTAGGAACCACAATTGAAGTCAAGTATCTTAGTCCGTTCTACGGTGTTACTAACGCAGCACACTCTACAGCAAACGACGGTTATGCCAGTACTCAAAAGTCTTATGGTATGTGGTTTGTCCCGCCTGACTCGGGTACAAAGGTCCTTGTCATCTTTGCCGAAGGCGACATCTCGAGAGGTTTCTGGATAGGTTGTGTACAAGACCAATACATGAACTTTATGGTTCCAGACGGGCGCGCCAGTACTGAGCTAACTACAGATGCTACTCCGTCGAAGCTAAAAGGTAAGAAATTACCAACTGGCGAATATAACAAGAAAGTACAAGCAGGAGTCAATAAAGACCCTACATTGTATAACAAACCTTATAATGACGACTTTACTAAGTCGTTACTAGACCAAGGTCTAGAAAGCGATGAACATAGAGGGACGACAACTAGCAGTGCTCGTCGAGAAGTCCCGAGCGCAGTATTTGGTATTAGTACCCCCGGACCTATTGACAAACGCAAAGGGGCGCCTACGGGCCTATACGGAGAACACGACACAAAAGCCAACGTATTTGTAAACAGACTAGGCGGTTCTAGCTTTGTTATGGACGACGGCGACGACAAGCTAATAAGAAAAACGCCAGCTAGTAAAGGTCCACCGGAATACGCTTATGTAGAAGCAGGTGATCTTGAAGGCGATCGTACTATTCCTCACAACGAAGTGATGCGTTTTAGAACTCGCACCGGCCACCAGATCCTTATGCACAACTCCGAGGACCTTATCTACATAGGCAATGCCCGAGGCACAACTTGGATCGAAATGAGCAGCAACGGCAAGATAGACATATATGCTCATGATAGCATAAGTGTACATTCTGATCAAGACTTAAATTTTACTGCCGATAGGGACGTCAACATTGAAGGCGGTAGAAACGTAAACGTGCGAGCCCGCGGTAGAGAAAGTGGCGGCAACATTCAGATGGAAAGCAAGAATGACACTAATATCCTTGCTGAACACGATATGAAAGTTGACGTAAAAAACGACCAAGACACTAAGATAGGCAACGACCATAAACTCACGGTAGGCAACGACTCTGACGTCAAAGCTGTCCAGGGCATCTTTAATTTAGCTACTACTATTAGCCACAAAACATCAGCTGATCTAAACATAGAATCTGGCGCAGTGTTAAACGCAAAGTCAGGCGCTGCTTTAAATCTAGAAAGCAGTGCAGCGTTAAACGTGTTATCAGGATCCAATCTTAACCTCAATGGCAGTGCCGCTGTCAACGTACTAGGCAGCGGTGTTGTAGCTATAGACGGCGCCAGTGTAGCTCTAAACGGCGGTGCAGCAGGTCCTGCAGGACCAGCAGGATCAGCACAAGACGCAATAGAAGCACGTGAATTTACCCCGTTGTTAGTACATACTAATAGCCAAATTGTGCCGTCTACTATGGCAAAAATAACAGTTGAATCTATTGTTAAGAGGATGCCAAGCCACGAACCTTGGCTGCAACACGAAAATCTTATGCCGTCCGATTTTACCTCGGCCAAGACTGACATTACGATTGTTGAAGCTGACGCACCTGTGAACGTTGAAGATGCTAGTTACGTGTCTACGCCAGATACCTTTAGAAAGAACTCTGCACAGTCGTTGTCTGCCCAACCAAGCACCCCACAATATAGCAGCATTTCGACGCCAGTGTCTACAACCCAATTTACTGACGAGTTAGGAATTCCCAGCAACCAAACGCAATCAGTTCCTCCTGAAAATCTAATTGATTTTATTATCTTGCAAGAAGGATTTGCACCGAGGGCGTTTTGGGACGAGAGACAATGGACAAACGGCTACGGAACCCGGGCACTTAGCAGTGATGAAGTTATTACTAAAGAAGTTGCTCGCCAGCGCCTAGAGCAAGATGTTGCTCGTCGTAGGCAGTTTGTAATAAGTTATGGTGAAAATAAAGGTTACAACTGGGACGAAGGCCAAGTTAACGCTATGACATCGTTTGCGTTTAACCTAGGCACCGGCTCGTTGGATCAAGTAACTGCTGGCGGTACTCGAGACAACGCTACAATAGCAAAAAAGATGACGTTGTACAACAAAGCCGGCGGCCAGCAATTGTCAGGTTTGGTATCAAGGCGCGCCGACGAATCTGCCTGGTTTAGTCAATCACTTGCGTAATTTTTCTGGATAAATACTATCATGAGCTCATTAGAGAAGAACCTGTACAAACGAGTACAATCCAAGAATACACAGTCGCAAGCCAATAGACAACCGGCAGCAAATACTGTCTATCGAGGAATTAGCACAGTAAATCCTGAGAACGACGGGTTTCGCCTCTATGACGTTGCAATAATTAAACAAGATATCATAAATCACTTTCATATTCGCCAGGGTGAGAAGTTAGAAAACCCCGAGTTTGGTACAATTATTTGGGACGTTCTTTATGAGCCACTAACCGAAAGCCTTAAACAAGCAATTGTTGAGAACGTTGAATCAATAATCAACAGCGACCCACGAGTTTCTGTTGACCGAGTAATAGTTGACAGTTATTTTAACGGTATTCAAATTGAGTGCGTGGTCACTTTCCTAGACTATAGTATTGCTGAACAAATGCAATTGCAGTTTGATCAAGACAACGGATTAGTTGCGTAATTATATACGCGGTTATCTCATTCAAATAAATACTATACAATAGAGGAAAGCAGAATGTCAGCAACTGATAGACAGAATAGATTACTGGTCGCAGAGGACTGGAAGCGTGTTTACCAAACGTTTCGAAACGCAGATTTTCAGAGTTATGACTTTGACAATCTAAGACGCACTATGATCTCATACTTGCGTGAGAACTATCCTGAAGACTTCAACGACTATATTGAGTCGTCAGAGTATCTTGCGCTGATTGACCTTATTGCTTTCTTAGGGCAAAACCTTGCCTTCCGCATAGACTTAAATGCTAGAGAAAACTTTCTAGAGCTAGCAGAACGTCGCGAAAGTGTACTACGTCTTGCTCGACTAATTAGCTATAACCCCAGCAGAAACCAAGCAGCAAACGGCTTCCTCAAGTTTGCCGCAGTGCGTACCTCTGAAGACTTGATCGACAGCAACGGCGCAAACCTAAAAGGCCAAACAGTACAGTGGAACGACAGCACAAACGCAAACTGGTATGAACAGTTTATTAAGATCCTAAATACTTCTTTGCCTGTAAACGGAGTATTTGGCCGGCCTGCCAAGCGCGATACAGTTGCAGGAATCCCAACAGAACAATATAGAATAAACGGTCTAAACACAACAGTACCGGTTTATAGCTTTCAGAAGACAGTTGAAGGCAAATCTACACCGTTCCAGATAGTGTCAACAGATATCAACGACGGTAACGTAATCGAAGAGCCTCCTCTTGCTGGTAATAACTTTGCCTACATTTACCGCGATGACGGACGAGGACCTGGTAGTTCGACTACTGGTTTCTTTGCACATTTTCGTCAAGGTATACTTGATAACGGCCAGTTTACTATAACGCAGCCGACTGCAAACCAAACTGTTTCTATTGACACAGTTAATATTAACGACTCTGATGTATGGTTGTATAAGTTAGACTCCGACGGCAACGAGCAAGAATTATGGACTAAAGTTGACAGTGTAGAAGGCAACAACGTTATCTACAACAGTATCAACCGTAATGTTCGAAACGTGTATAGTGTGTTGACTAGAGTTGATGACAGGATTAACTTAATCTTTTCTGATGGCGTATTTGGTGATCTTCCAAAAGGTAACTTTAGATCATATTATAGAATAAGTGAAAACAGAAGTATGATAATTACTCCAGGTGCTATGTCTGGGATTAACTTCACTATTCCGTATCTGAGTAAGACCGGCAGACAAGAAGAAATCACGTTTACTGTTGACTTGCAAACGACTATTTCTAACGGTGCTCCTACCGAATCTAGCGCAAGCATAAAGACCAACGCACCTGCTACTTATTACACACAGAATAGAATGATCACAGGCGAAGACTATAACGTTGCGCCGTTAGCTGTGAGCCAAGAGATAGTAAAAGTCAAAAGTGTTAACCGTATTTCGAGCGGCATATCAAGATACTTTGACCTAATAGATGCAACAGGAAAGTACAGTAATACGAACCTGTACGGTAACGACGGAATTGTGTACAAGGAATTTGTTGATAAGTCAACTTCGTTTACGTTTAACACCCAAACAGACATTGAAGGGGTAGTAATCAACGAGATTGAGCCAATATTTAAAAACAAGAAAGTAAATCATTTTTACTATGATAAGTTTCCTACTATTAACGCTGTTGAGTTAAATGTATACTGGGTTGCTACGTCTGCTGACACAAATACATACACTGGCTTCTTTAGTGATTCGTTGGCTACAGCAGAAGTTAACTATCTGCGGCTTGGTAACTTTACAGCAACAAGTATGCGATTTGTTAAGTCAGATAGCTTACTTAAATTTGTAGCTCCGCAAGGACGATACTTTGACAAAGACAACGTAATAAGAATAGGCGAGCCGACAAAGCAAGGTGACCGCACAGCAATCTGGACCAAGGTATTCGGTGTTGCAGGTGACGGAGCAGCACAGACACTGTCTGAGAATTCTGGCGCAGTTTCACTAAGTGACAATATTCCAGCCGGTGCGATATTAACTGAGATTAGACCAAAATTAGCTGGTTCGTTAATTGACGATGTTAAGCGCCAAATCATTGATCAAACATTTGCATTTAACAATTATGGATTGCGTTATGACGTAGATCTTCAACAATGGAAGTTAATTAAAGCATCAAATCTTGACGCAAGAGGCAGCTTTAGCACAGGATTTGCTGCTGATATATCCGGCCAAGGACTCGACGCAAGTTGGCTCATAAAGTTTGAAACAAGTGGCGAGAGATACAAAGTTACATATAGAGGACTGCGCTACGTATTTGAGAGTGACGACGAAATACGATTCTACTACAACGCAGCCAACAAGATTTACGATAGTCGTTCGGGCAAGATTGTTAAAGATAAAATCTCTGTAATGAATATTAACACGCAACCGGACAGTACTTTTCCGTTTACTAATGACTTTGATTGGGAAGTATTATCAGAATTTAGAGACAAAGAAGGATATGTCGATAACTCTAGAGTTGAGCTTACGTTCTTTGATAGCGATAGTGACGGAGTAGTTGACGACCCTGACTTGTTCAAGGACATTGTTGAGCCAGAATATATTGATCCTCTTACTGGGAAAACTACAATCCTAGAAAAACTTATTGTACAAGAGAAGTATGTTACTGAAGCAGGTACAGAAGACTATAGATACGTTGACGCAGAACTTCGTGGCATTAAACTACTAAGAAGCGAAACTTCTGAGTTTTTACAACCACTAAGTACATACGACGACAAGCAGGTATTTTACTTTTATGATAAAGATATCTTTAAACAGCTAGACGCTAGGACATTAGTGCTTGATGTTATTTCAGATTATGCTGCTCGCATAGGGCGTGACAAGTTAAAGTTTCATTATGTTCATACTGCTGATTCAGATAGCAGAATAGATCCAAGTGCTAGTAACGTAATGGACACATATCTTCTGACTAGAGGGTATGACAGAGAATATAGACTGTTTTTAGACGGTCAATTAGGATATAGACCTAAACCATCTAGTAGTGACGAATTATTTAGATCGTTTGGTTCTACTATTAACAAGATCAAGTCAATTAGCGATGAGGTGATTTATCATCCAGTTAAATATAAAGTACTATTTGGATCAAAGGCGCCCGAAGATTTGCAAGCAACATTTAAGGCTGTAAAGAACCCTGATTTAGTGTTAAACGATAACGACATTAGGGCTAGAGTTATTAGCTTGGTAAATCAGTACTTTGCGTTAGAAAACTGGGACTTTGGAGATACATTCTTCTTCCAGGAACTGGCTGCATTTGTTATGAACAGAATGGCGCCGGACTTGGTTACGTTTATCATTGTTCCGAATCAATTAGATCAGGCGTTTGGTAGCTTATTTGAAATACGCTCAGAACCAGACGAGATTTTTATAAGTGGCGCATCGGTTAACGACGTTGAACTTATAGACGAAATTACAGCTACACGACTAAATGCGAACGGCAAAATAGTCACAACATCAGACAAGTCTAATGATAGCGGACTAAGAAGTTCTTCTACAGTAGGCACATTAAACAGTTCCGGGGGACTTAGCTACTAATGTCTAACACTGACCAAAACGAATACCCGCTTCCAGCTGGAAACAATCCTGAAAGAAAAAGTTCTGACTTACTACCTAGGTACTTTAGAACACAGGCAAACGAAAAGATTTTAGGAAGCACATTAGACCAAATGGTTCAGCCAGGGGTTGCTGAGAAGATATCAGGTTTTTATGGTCGCAAGACTGCTAAAGCATACCGTGCCAACGACACATATATTGAAGATGTTAGCGAGCAAAGACAAAATAGCCAGCTAGAGCCAGCAGTTGTCGTAAAAGACGACCTTGACAATGTTGACTTTTTTAAAGATTACTCAGACTTTGTAAACCAGATCAGCGCATTTAACGGTGATGTATCTAACCAGAGCTTGTTAAACGCTCAAGAATACTATGCTTGGAACCCAAATATAGACTGGGACAAACTAACCAACTTCCGCGAATACTTTTGGTTACCGACAGGTCCACAAGTTGTATCTGTTGCTGGACAATCAGTTGACGTAGTGAGCACATACAGAGTAACTGTTGAAGATCAAGACGACAACTTTGTGTACAAGTTTTCTAATAGACTTGCTGGCAACCCTGTGTTAACATTATACAGAGGTCAGACATACAGGTTTGAAATCGACACTCCAGGGTTTCCGTTTGCGTTTACAGTCAATAGCAGCTATACTACACCGCTGCCCGGTAACACTGGAGAGAACATTTCCAGCGAATACTCTACAGGTCAACGATTCTTTAATGAAGCAGGTGACGAAATATCAGCGCAATACATTGACAAAGGTGTTATAGAGTTCACTGTACCGGCACAAGCACCTAATGACCTGTTTTATCTAAGCGAGCGAAATATTAACACAGGTGGATTCATTCGAGTGTTTAACATCGAATCAAGCTCGTCTATTGACATAGAACAAGAAGTAATTGGAAAGATAACTTACAAAGGCGGCAACGGCGTCGAGTTTACGAATGGTCTTAAAGTAACGTTTATTGGAAACGTTACTCCTGAAAAGTATAGCAAGGGTGATTGGTACGTCGAGGGTGTGGGGTCTGGCATCCGTTTAGTTAACGAAGACGACCTAAGAATACCGGCATCGTATGCTGACGAAGTAGCAGTACCTTGGGGCTCGGGTGCCTGGGACAGGCTGCCGTTTGACAACTCAAGCAGTTATGCTGGAACCAAGGATTACATTGTAGTAAACCGCGCCAGCCCAGATGGTAATGCGTGGTCGCGATATAACAGATGGTTCCACTCTGACACAATCAAAGCAGCCGCATTGTATAATGACGTTGCAGAAGTACTTGACCAATCAGCCCGTGCTGTTCGTCCTATTATTGAATTTGACGCCGGCCTAAAACTTCTTGGTTACGGCACAGAAGCTAAAGCTGACATTGATCTAATTGATACCTATACAGTTGACGTATTTTCTACAATTGAAGGTAGCATAGGATATAACGTAGATGGGACTCAGTTAGCAGAAGGCATGAGAGTGCTGTTTGCTGCTGACACTGATCGATTAGTTAGTGGCAAGATCTACAGAGTGCGATTCATTAAGATTGGGAACAATAGACAGATATCTTTAGTTGAAGACTCCGACACTACTCCTTACGAGAATCAAGTAGTACTTGTAACCAACGGTCAAAAGTACCGAGGCAAACTGTTCTGGTTTGACGGTTCGAATTGGAAAGCGACTCAAGAAAAACTAGGAAACAACCAGAAGCCGCTATTTGAAATATACGACAGTGCCGGCAACAGTTACGCTGACCAAACATTCTATCAGCAATCTACATTCACAGGTAACACAGTATTTGAATACAAGCTAGGCACTGGCACAGCAGATGCTGAACTAGGATTTCCATTAAGCTACAGAACAATACAAAATATTGGTGATGTACAGTTTAACTTTTCACTAGTTAACAGCGCATTTACATATCAAGAAAACGAAACGATTCTTCAAAAGAATACCGATATAGGTTATCTGAGAAAGTACACTAGTCTTAATGACTACGTTTCACAGAACGGCTGGGCAAAAGCTGCAACAGTCAGCAGCCAGGCAGTGATCAGACAGTACGTGGTTGACACTGCTACAAACAGATTTGACATTGACGTGTTTGATAGTAGCAGCAGCGTAAAAGATCTAACTGTCAAGGTATTTGTAGATCAGCAACTAAGCATCCAAGGTACTGACTTTGTGATTGACCGCACAAAGAAAACGGCAGCAGTTGTGTTTACACAGGAACAGTCTGTAGATACAAACGTAATTATAAAGGCAAAAAGCAACACTGCCAAGAACGACAATGGTTATTATGAAATTGCGCACAATATAGAGCGAAACCCGCTTAACAACAAAATTACTAGCTTTACACTGGGCGAAGTAAACGACCACGTGGGATCTATCGCTGAAAACGCAAATGGATTTGCTGGTACGTTCCCGGGCGCAACTAACCTGCGAGACCTAGGCGACATTGACAAGTACGGCAAGCGTTTTGTACAGCACAGCAGCCCTCTAGCGTTGCCGCTATACCACATCACAGACAAAGATGCGAACATTGTAAAGGCACTACGTTATAGCAGATCGGAGTACGCCAAATTTAAGCGTGTGTTTCTACAGACAGCAGAAAGCCTGGGCTTTGACGGTACACCTAAGCAGCAAGTTGACCTAATAATGGCAAGGCTCAACGAAAACAAAACGTCTAGTATGCCTTTCTACTTCACAGATATGTTGTGTGCGGCAGCTACTCGTAGATTAGAATATGTTGTTCCGGCCAGCAACAGCAACTTTTACGCACTAACAACTGGGTTTACTCTCGACAAACTTAGTGCAACATCTGTATTAGTGTACCTAAACTCACAGCAACTAATACACGACGTAGACTATGCATTTAACAGTGAAGGATTTGTTGATATTCGCACTGACATTGTTAAGGGTGACATAATTGAGATCTTTGAAGGTGACACAACTGACGGTTCTTACATACCGGCCACTCCTACTAAGCTAGGACTGTATCCGGCATTTATACCAAAGCTATTTGTTGACACTACGTACAGAGAACCACAAACCGTAATACAAGGCCACGACGGAAGTATTGTAATTGCGTTTGGTGATTACCGCGATGACATTATTCTTGAGTTTGAGAAGCGAGTTTATAACAACATAAAGCAATCGTACGATACTAGACTGTTTGATATGAACAGCTTTGTACCAGGTGACTTCCGTGATACTGGATATTCTACACAGGCAATAAACCGCGTAATGGTTGCTGACTTTGTAGAATGGACTACTATTGCAGGAGATCCTGATTACACGTCTAATAGCTTGTACCAAAGAGACGATGCGTTTACTTTTAACTATACGAATACTGTATCGCCGAGCGGAGTACCGCTAAACGGAACCTGGCGCTCAGTGTACAAGCAAGCGTATGACACAGATAGTCCTCACACTACACCTTGGGAAATGCTGGGCCTTACTATTGAACCGACGTGGTGGAAAGCGGTCTACGGTCCTGCTCCGTACACAAGAGACAACCTTGTACTGTGGCAAGATCTCGCTGCTGGCGTAATCAGAGAGCCAGGCAAAGCAGAGAAGCAAATGCCGCAATACGCAAGGCCTACTTTGCTATCACACATTCCGGTAGACAGCAGCGGCAACTTGTTAAGCCCACTTGAAAGCAGCTATGCTCGCAATCTTGTAGGTCGCTTGGCATCAGCAAGCTACAAGTTTGGTGACTACTCACCTGCTGAAGCAGCGTGGCGCAGAGGCAGTGAATTTCCGTTCAGCTTGCTAACAGCCAGAGTGCTTAACCAGCCGTGTGCTACTTTTGCTACAGGGTTTGACCTGTCAAGAGTATTCCTAAGTCAGACTGGCCAACTAATTTATACAGAGTCAAATAAAGCAATTAGACTACAAGACATTGCGTTTCCAAACGCCACAGAAGACACTACTCGTGTTAGTACAAGCGGCTTGATTAACTATATCTTCGAATACCTTGTGTCAGACATTCAGACCAGTTACAACAGTTACAAGGCACAGTTGACAAATGTAGGAGTTCAGTTACGAATTAAGGTAGGCGGTTTTACAGAGAAAGAGAAGTTTGGTCTGATACTTGACAGCCGTACCCCGCTAAATCAAGGAAACGCATTCTTGCCGCTTGAGAACTACCAAGTGTTCTTAAACACTAGTTCGCCAGTTGATGTTGTATCTTATAGCGGTGTTATTGTTGAACGAACACCACAAGGGTATGTCATTAAAGGTTATGACAGAAATGACCCTGTGTTTAGATATCGTCCTGTATTAGCAGCATCTACTGACCCTGTTATCAACATTGGCGGTGTGAGCGAACAGTTTCTTAACTGGAGTAGTGGCAAACAATACATTAAGGGTCAAAACGTACGATATGATAACTTGTTCTATAGAGTTATCGAGTCTCACGTTAGTACTGACTCGTTTGATTTGACTAAGTTTAAGCAAATATCGTCGTTGCCACAAGTTGGCGGGCGCGATGCTGTACTGCGCAGGAAGTTTAGAAAAACAGTTTCGGAGCTGTCATACGGTACGGTACTTCCTGCTATACAAGATGTAGTCGACTTTATGCTGGGCTACGAAGCACACTTACTAGACCAAGGATTTAAGTTTGACTTCTTCAACAAAGAAATAAGTCAGGTTGAGAACTGGTCTTTCAGTGTTAAGGAATTTTTGTTCTGGACAACGCAGAACTGGGCAGCAGGTAGTGTTATTACCCTGAGTCCGGGTGCTGAGCAAATTAAGTTCAGTCGCGAGTACACTGTTGTAGATGACGTGTTTGATAACTTTTATGATTATTCTTTGCTAACAGCCAACGGTAAAAAGCTGGCACGCAGATTTAGCAGCATTGCACGCAGTAACCAAAACGAATTCGGCCTTCGATCAATTAATACAGCCGACGGTATATTTCATATCAGGATGCCACTTGTACAGAAAGAGCACATAATATTGTTAGACAACACGTCAGTATTTGGCGACATCCTTTATGATCCAGAAGCGGGTTACAGACAAGAACGAGTAAAGGTTACAGGATACCGCAGCGATAACTGGAATGGCAGTCTTAATATTCCGGGATTTATATACGACAGCGCAGAAGTTCGAGACTGGAAACAATGGACTGATTATTCTGTAGGTGACCTTGTTAAGTATAAAGAGTTCTTTTATGTTGCTCTTCGAGGAGTAGCAAGCAACAACGTATTTGTAGCAGTAGATTGGGAAAGATTGCCCGGCAGACCACAAGCTAAACTAATTCCTAACTTTGATTACAGAATCAACCAGTTTACTGACTTTTATGATCTAGACACTGATAACTTTGATGTTGAGCAACAAAAACATGCTCAGCACTTGATCGGTTATCAAAAGCGTCAGTACTTACAGAACATTATTAATGACGACGTATCGCAGTACAAGTTTTATCAAGGAATGATCCAGGATAAAGGGACCGTGAATGCGTTATCTAAGTTATTTGATGCATTGGGGTCAGCAGATAAAGATAGCTTGGAGTTTTATGAAGAGTGGGCAATACGCTTGGGACGATACGGTGATACTGACAACGTAGAAGTAATTGAGTTCTTACTTGACGAGGCTGAATTTAGATTATCACCGCAGCCAGTTGAATTAGTTAGCGGCTTGCCAGAAAATGCTACAGACCTTGTTTATCGCTTGCGTCCGTTTGAAATCTATGCTGCTCCGGACGGATACAACAATAAGCCGTTCTCTATAGCAACTGAGTCTAAGGATGAGTTGCGTACACCTGGTTATGTACGAGATGATGATGTATCATTTAGAGTACTAAATGCTGAGAACGTGTTAGACGGGAACATTTCGAGCGTAAACTACGGTGACTATATATGGGTAGTGGGACTTAACGAAGATTGGGACGTACTACAGCATATTCGTACTGATCTTCGAGTTACCTCTATTGAAGGCACAGACAATGTAGTGGACGTAAGAGCTGACACTAGTACCCCGGCTGCGATTGTTACTTTCGAAACAGGAGCAACTACGTTAACGCCTGGACAGTACATTGGCATTCAGGGAACTGATACTACTAACGATAGCTTCTACCGTGTAGATAGTATCGGCATCGACACAGTAACAGTTATAGTACCAAACGGGCTAACTGTTGAGGACCAAGTAAACATTAACGCTTACGTTAGTACATTGCGCAGTGTTAGGGTCGGAGACATTAACGAAGCTAACACAATTGTTCAACAGTCGCTGGTAAAAGACCAAAGGTTATGGATTGACGGGGTAGGATACAACAACTGGACTGTATTAGAGAATAAAGAAGTTTATTCGGAACTGTTCTCAATTAATAATAGTGACAAAGAACAACCGGACTTTGAGTTTGGTAAGGCAATTGCCATCACGTCCGATAACAACAAAGTAGTAATCGGCGACCCGGCAAACAGAGACGGTATAGCATACGTTTATACTCGCGCAAGTGAAGCAAATAAGCTATTATTTGAAAGTGAACTTCGCCCAGCTCAAGCAGTTGAAAGCAGCATTGACACTGGACAAGAGTTTGGTAAGTCGGTGGCAATTAGTCCAGACGGAAATTGGTTAGCGGTCGGTTCACCAGCAGCCTCAAATATTGCTTCTCCAATTAAAGGGCAATTTGACCCAACTGAGACTTATTTAACTGACGACATTGTTAAGTTTGCAGCGCAGAACTGGAAGGCTGACAGGACAATAACTCCGGTACAGGCCAACACTACGTTTAACACGTTTACTAGCTACGCATTCTTAATTGACGAAGCAGATACAACGCCGCCTAAGCTAATACTACAAGGCTCACCGTATGTTCATAATACTGCGGTTGACCACGTATTAATCCGCGCGCCTATTAATCAGTACGAGGGAAGCGTAACGGGCGACACAATCTATCTACATTGGAACAAGTACACTAACCTTACAAGGTACGTAAACGGCGTGCCAGTAGTAGACCCACTAACTGCGTATGAGCCGTTCGGTGATGTATACGATACACCTACAGATATAGTAGGCATAGTAGACGGCGAGTCTCTAACAAGAGGCCACGAGATACTTAAAAAGATTGACCACGTACTCTACATACAGAGCGGTGATAACTTGCCTATTATAGGCAACACAGTTACTACATCATCAGGCCAAGGTGTTGTTGCTGAAAGGTTCTCACAGAACTTTGAAGTTGTTCTTTATATCAAAGATGTTCAGGGAGAGTTTACACAAGAAGGCACCTTGCTTAATAACGGTAAAGTAGTAGGAACATACACTCAGCCAGCATACGAACCTAATTCAAAATTAGGTGGTTATTGGCAAATTAGTACCTGGGGCGGGATTACGTACGAAAACGCGCCGGCAGGAACACAACCTACTGCGTTTGGCGTCGCCGGCGCTGGATTAGTATATCAAGAGTTAGCTAATCAATTAGTTGACTCAACTACATTTGAACTCAGCGACTTTAACAACGTGCTTGATACGGTAGCTGCTTACGGCACTGCTAACGACCAAAGTTTTATTATTAACTTTTCGTACTTAGGTGATGTCCAAGGAATACCAGAGGCTAACCCGGAACTTCCGCACTTGAGAGCTATCAACAATGTTGATGCTGCTATCCAGTGGGAGAACCTATGGGCTATTCGACTACCGAAGCCGATTGTTGCTGATGACACAATCCAACAGGATATCATTGATAAAGGCAACTTTAAGCTATGGGTCAATAGTACTTCAAACAGTGACGATGTTACTGACTACGGTTTTACATACGACTACTTAAACGGAGCAACGCAGTCAGCACCAACAACTCATACAATTGAAACTGTTTGGGACGGATACATTGACTTTACACTCACGTCTACACAAACAATTGACGTTGATGCTAACGACCCGCTGGATATAGGTGACTTCTTTGAACCGGACGGATCATTGTTTACTGATAGCAACGGGCTCCCAGATTATACTGTTGGTCCTGTTACTGTTTTCGACAATAGCACTGGCGCTACTGGCGAAGTTGTGTTCTATCAAAAGCACGACAATAACCAAGGCCGCGTATATCTAATAAATGTTGTAAACGGAAACACTGGTAGCTTCGCTACTACTAACACATTGCGCATT